GCGCTCCTCGACATCCATGCCCGGAACCCAATCCACACCGTCGTCATGGATACAAGCCGAGCCGAGCAGCTCGGGGCATGGATCGAATCGGAGCTCGGCGCGGCGGTCATCGACCGCACCCAGAGCAACCCCTTCGCCGTCGAGGACTACGACCGCTTCATGGACGCCCTCCGGAACGGGTGGCTGAAGCATTCGGGTGATGCTGACTTCACGTCGCACGCGCTCAACGCTGTTGCCCACGTCCTGCCCCGCGGGGATGCCCGATTCGACCGTCCGAGCCAGACGCGCAAGGCGGCCGAGCAGGACCGGCGCGTCATTGATGCCCTCGTCGCCGCCGCGATGGTTCATTGGCAGGCGACGGTCAAGGGACTCCCCGAACCTGAGCCGATGGTGGCCTTCGGATGAAGCAGGCAGCCGTGGCCGTGCGCGCCCTTGCCGTCCGTATCGCCGCGGGCGTCGGGCTCGAGGGTGGCTTCCTCGCGGTCGGCGGGATCCTCCTCGCGGTCGGTGCGTCCTACCTGTCCCCGGCCGGGCCGTGGCTCGTGCTCGGGTTCCTCTGCGTCGTGATCGGAATCGCCGTCGCGGTCCCATCGAGGAGTAAGTGATGGGCGTTCTCGCAGCCTCCCTCGCCCGCCCCGTCGAGCGCGGCATGACGACGAACCCCATCAGCTTCCAGTCGTGGGTCGATTCGTTCAACTTCAACGGCCTGTCCTACCCGCTCGGCATGACCCAGACCCTTGGCGGCCAGCGTGAGGAGACACCCGAGGGTTTTGCGGGCTACGTCCAGTCGGCCTACCGCTCGAACGGCGTCGTGTTCGCCTGCATGCTGGCCCGGGCGCTCCTGTTCTCCGAGGCGCGCTTCGCTTTCCAAGCCCTCCGGAACGGCCGACCCGCGGAGCTGTTCGGGACGCCCGAGCTCGAGCTCCTCGAACGGCCCGAGCCGGGCCAGACGACGGCTGATCTCCTGACCCGCGCCATCCAGGACGTCGACCTCGCGGGCAACTTCTTCGCGGTCCGCCGCCCCGGCCGGATCAAGCGCCTCCGCCCCGACTGGGTGACGTTCGTCCTCGGCTCCATGAACGATTCCGACGTGCAGGCCGGCGACCCCGATGCGGAGGTCCTGGCCTACGTCTACTGGCCGGGCGGCAAGGGCTCGGGCCGGGAGCCCGTGACCCTGCTCCGCGACCAGGTCGCCCACTTCACGATGGTCAAGGATCCCCTCGCGTCGTACCGCGGGATGAGCTGGATCACGCCGATCCTCCGGGAGTTCATGGCCGACAGCGCGGCCACGGTCCACAAGCTCAAGTTCTTCGAGAACGGCGCCACGCCGAACATGGTCGTGTCCCTCGATCCGGCGATCCAGAAGGACATGTTCGACAAGTGGGTCTCGACATTCCGCTCGGATCACGAGGGGCTCGCCAACGCCTACCGGACGCTCTATCTCGGTGGCGGGGCGAAGGTCGATGTCGTGGGGTCGGACCTCAAGCAGATCGACTTCAAGATCACCCAGGGCGCCGGCGAAACCCGCATCGCCGCCGCCGCCGGGGTGCCGCCGGTCATCGTCGGCCTTAGCGAGGGCCTCGAGGCGGCCACCTACTCGAACTACGCGCAGGCCCGCCGGCGCTTCGCCGACATGACGATCCGGCCACTCTGGCGGAACTTCGCGGGTTCCATGGAGACGATCGTCCGTCCCCGTGCCGGGTCGCGCCTCTGGTACGACGACCGCGACATCCCGGCCCTCCGCGAGGACGCCAAGGACCGGGCCGAGATCCAGGGCATCCAGAGCCGCACGATCCAGGCCCTCGTGCAGGCCGGGTACGACGCGAAGACGGTCATTGCCGCCGTGGACGCCGAGGATTGGACGCTCCTCAAGCACACCGGCCTGTTCAGCGTACAGCTCCAGCCCCCCGGCACGACGCCTGCCCCAGAGGCGTCGGCCGGGCGGGCGCTCGCCGACCTGCTCATCCCCTTCCTCCCCCCGCTCCAGCTCACGAACGGAGACCGGACATGACACTGCGACCCCCGAAGGACAACCTCGTCCGCGCCTTCCGCCCCGGCGTCGAGATCCGGTCCGATGGCGACGGCAAGCCGCCGACGATGTTCGGCCACTTCGCCGTGTTCAACACCTGGACCGAGATCGATTCGATGTGGGAAGGCAACTTCATGGAGAGCCTCGCCCCGGGCGCGTTCCGCAAGTCGTTCCGGCCCGAGAACCGCGATGGGATCAAGGTCCTGTTCCAGCACGGCATGGACCCCCAGATCGGGGACAAGCCACTCGGCCGCCACACCGATCTCCGCGAGGACGAGGTCGGGGCCTACTACGAGGTCCCACTCCTCGACGCCCGCTACGTCCGAGAGGACATCCAGCCCGGCCTCGAGGCCGACCTCTACGGCGCGTCCTTCCGGTTCCGGGTCATGCGCGAGGACATCCAGAAGGAACCCAAGCCCTCGGACTCGAACCCCAAGGGGCTGCCCGAGCGAACGATCCGCGAGGTCGAGCTGTTCGAGTTCGGCCCCGTCACCTTCCCCGCCTACCCCGACGCCTCCGCAGGGGTCCGGTCGATGACCGATGCCTACGTCCTGCGGACCATCTTCGGCCGGGTCGATGAGGACCCGGAACGCGCCCGGGAGCTGATCGAGACGATCCGCGCCCAGCACATCCTCCCCGAGATCGAAGCAGCGGCCGAGCCGCACCTCGATGAAGCCCGATCGTCCAGTGACGACGCAGGGGCCGAGCCCCACCTCGACACGGAAGAGCGCGGCGAGCCCGCCCAACCGGCGGTGATCGTCCACCCCTGGCCTCCGGTCTCCCGCAAGGAGTTCGCGGGCCTCCGTCGAAAGGAACCATCACTCCGATGGAAGTCAAAGAGCTGAACGAGCTTCGCTCGGTCGAGGAACTCACGGCCTACCAGATCGAGGTCCGTGGTCGCCAGACTGAGCTCAACACCCAGCACGCCGGGCTGCCGTTCCCGGACGACGCACGCGCCGAGTTCGCCGGCCTCTCCAAGGTCGACGCCGAGATCGAGGAGCGTGTCGCCGAGCTCACCGTCCGCCAGCGGACGGTCGAGAGCTACGCCGAGGACCCCCGAAAGACCGAGCGGGCCGAGGACGAGATGTTCCGGAGCCAGCCGCGGTCCTCGCTCCGCGAGCGGGACATCTGGGATCTCTCGAACATTCGGGCGGATCTCGGTGATCCCAGCTCGGGCGTCCGGGAACTCCGCGACCGGGCGATGCGCGCGGTCGAGCTGACCCACTTCCCGGTCGGCGACCGGGCGCGCCAGCAGGCGCACGTCGCAGAGCTCCTCCAGAACGAGGAGGGCGCCCTCGCCCGTGAGGTCGGGCTCCGGGTGATGCTCACCGGCAACCCGACGTACAAGCGGGCGTGGTCGAAGGCCATCGGTGGCCGGCACCTCGATTCCGCCGAGCAGGACGCGCTTCAGCGCGCGGCCTCGCTCACCACGACCGCGGGCGGCTTCGCCGTCCCGTACGACCTCGATTCCACGATCATCCTCACGAGCAACGGCGTCGTGAACCCGATGCGTGCCCTTGCCCGCGTCATCACGACCACGGTCGACACCTGGCAGGGCGTCAGCTCGGCCGGGCTCGCGGCGACCTACGGCTACACGACCGAGGCGGCCGAGGCCGGCGACAACGCGCCGACCATCGCCCAGCCCCAGATCAGCACCGAGCGCGCCCAGGCGTTCGTCCCGTTCTCGATCGAGATCGGGATGGACTGGGCGTCGTTCCAGTCCGAGATGGCGCTCCTCTTCCAGGACGCCAAGGACACCGTCGAAGGCACCGCCTTCGTCACTGGCTCCGGCACCTGGGCGCCGGAGGGCGTCCTGACCGGCGGCACGGCGTTCGTCAACACGGCCGGCACCGCGGCGTTCGTCGTGGCCGACCTCTACACCCTCGAGGAGGCGCTCCCGCCGCGCTACCGGCCGAACGCCCAGATCATCGGCAACCGCTTCGCCTACAACAAGGTCCGGCAGTTCGACACCGGCGGCGGTGCCTCGCTCTGGATCTACCTCGCCGCGGGGCTCAACAACACCTCCGGCGGGAACACCGGCGCGCAGCTCATCGGCTACCCGGCCAGCGAGGCGTCGAACATGACCGCGTCGCTCGCGACCGGCTCGACGATCCTCGCGATCGGCGACTTCCGGAAGGGCTACGTCATCGTCGATCGGGTCGGCATGAGCGTCGAGCTCATCCCGCACCTGTTCGCGACAGGCAACAACCGGCCTTCCGGTTCGCGGGGCCTGTTCGCGTTCTGGCGCAACGGCGCCGGGGTCGTGGACTGGAACGCCATCCGGCGGCTCGTGACCCTGTAACCCCCCATCAGCGGAGGGGAGGTCTCCGGCCTCCCCTCCCACCACGGAGAACGCACATGACCGACATCTACGTCGCCATCGAATCCGGTTCGGCCGAGGTCGAGGGCCGGCCATTCACCTTCATCCGCGGTGTCACCCGTATCCGCTACGGGCACCCCGCCCTTCGCCAGATCGGGCAGTTCTTCAAGCCCGTCGAGGAGAACGTCCACTACGACGTCGAGCGGGCCACCGCCGCGCCGGGTGAGAAGCGCGAGGTGGCCGTGGTGCCGATCGTCCCGTCGGAGCCAGCCGGCAAGCCAGAGACACCGACCGTCGGCCTCAAGGTCAAGGCCAGTCCCTTCGCGGGCAAGAGGAGGTAAGGGACAGTGGCAAATGATTTCGATATCACCGCTCGCGCCGTCGGGGTCGATGCCATCGCGGCGCTCGCCCTCCGGGTGGCGCTCCACACCGGCGATCCAGGCGCGGCCAACACGGCCTCGAACGAGGTGACCGGCGGGAGCCCGGCGTACGCCCGCAAGGCCATCGCGTGGGGCGCGGCCAACGGCTCCGGCGTGGCGACCTGCTCGGGCAACGTCGTTCTCGATGTTCCGGCCGGCACGACCGTCTCATGGATCAGCCTGTGGAACACCGCGGGGACCGTCCGCTACCTCAAGAAGGACGTCACCGACGAGGTATTCGGCGCGCAGGGCACGTACACCGTCGTCGCGGCCACCACCACGCTTGATCTCAACGACGCCTAACCCGTGGCGAAGACCCTCAACAGCATCTCGCTGGACGCGCCGGCCGCGCCCGTCTCGGCGGCGGTCAACGATACGTTCACGTTCTCGGGAACGCCGGGCTTCTCCGGCACGGGCGGGGTCAACCGATACGACTGGAAATGGGAGGCCGACGACGGTGGCGGCTATGTGACGATCGGAGCCTCGGGCACGGGTCTCATCAGCGCCGGCACGAACCCGGTCACGAACTCAAACGGGACGGCCCAGAAGAGCATCACGGTCACCTGCGACGTGGCCGGGACGTATACGATCCGTATGGCTGGGGCGCCCGTCACCGGCGGCAGCTACACCGTCCTCTCGGCGACACAGACTGTCACGGTTGCCGCCGCGGCCGAGGAGCACTCGGGTAGTTTCGCCGCCACTGGCGGCGGGGTCACCGTCGTCGGCCTGTCGACCCAGCGCAGCGCCGCGGTCGTGGGCACGGGCGGAGGCGTGGCGACCGTCGGCCTGTCGACCCAGCGGGACGGAGCGTTCGTCGCGACCGGTGGCGGCATCATCACCTGGGCTTACTCGACTGGGACGCCGGTAGAGGAACACTCTGGGTCGTTGGTCGCCACGGGTGGCGGTGCGGCTGCGGTCGG